AGTGCGCGGGGGCCAAACTCGGCTCTGCCTGATGCCACTCCGACAATTTTGTCACCAAGAAGCCGATCCAGCAACTGGTTAACAGGATAAACACCTGGAATGCAATGGCCCAGATAACTGTTGCGCCAGTTAATTCTACGCCCAAGAGCCAAAGCGGCACAACCGAGACTGCTACCAGCATCACCGGGACAAGGCATAATCCATATATTTTCAAAGTAATCTCCTAGCATTCGGTTGGCTGTGCAATTCAATGCCACCCCACCCATATATACCAGATTTGAATTAAAACCTAGGTTTCTAGCGCGAATCATTACTTGTCGAATAAGATCTTCTGCTACCAACTGCCCAGCGGCTGCAATGTTTTCATTACTGGCGCCTACCAAGAACTCTGCGCTCATGCCTGTGTGAAAGTTGTGTCGCAGTTCAAGATCACGTTCACTAGCAATAACATGTTCACGCATGTCATGATACCAGGTGTTGCGTCCCCAGGCTGCCATGCCCATGGTGATGTATTCTTCGTCCAGTGGGTGTAGGCCAATGCGGCTGGTCACTGCACTGTAGAACAGCCCAATTGAGTGTGGATAAATCTGACGCCATAATCTCTTGTACTGTGCCCGACCTTTTGAATCATATTCGGCACCCCAGATACTGACGGTATCCCATTCACCTATTGCATCTATTACCACCACTGTGGCACGTTCAAACGGGCTGGTTTGAAAGCCCGCGGCCGCATGCGATAAATGGTGATTGTAACTGTGTACCCGCTCAGGTTCAATTTGTCCGCCCAACTGTTTACGTAATATTTGTTTTGTTGTTAGTTTGTCCCATTCAACGCCTTGGCCTGCGTACCATTGTCTTGCTTGTTTTGCCCAAGGGCGTTCATAGTACGCAACTGTTTCAGGACCATATTCAAGAATTTCGTCTAGCAAGCCCTGACAAAAGTCAGCGTCGTTTTTCTTTTTGCTATAACGCTCAGAATGTGCAGCAAACAGTATCTCCCCGTCAGGTGAGACAACTGTGGCAGCGGCATCATGAAAGCCTGCAGAGATACCAAGAATATTCATTTGTAGATAAAAGGATCTCGTTTGCGTAGTTCTTTTAATTTTTTACGATAACGATATTCTAGCGTAATTCTATCCCAAAGTCTGCGAATCCATTTCATTTTAATTCCTTAATTTGTTGTAGATCATAGTCTGGATCACTCCAACTGTAGTTGTATATAGCACCAGCACTTGAAGTGCGAATTGAGTACACATCCATGTGTTGTGCTAGTTGTGCCCAGATTGTTTGGTAATTGGTTGTACCAAATGACCTTTCAAGATCAACCTGCCCCACCTGCGGGTGACCAATTGTGAGGCCGGGATCATCTGGGTTGAATCCATTCCTGGCAAGCCATTCACGAAATTCGGCCAACTGCGTGATTTGCCACGGGTATGCGCCGGGATCACGTGCCCATTCAATGTCAAAGTCCGCAGCGGCCTGAGTCTGTGTGCGTAGTCCTGAGGTAACAAGTTCGCCAATTCGCGAATCTCTGCCTTCGTCACAGAACACTTCCCAATGATGCTTGCCCACTGCTTTATTAACTCCCACATACACACCGCCCAAACTACGATTAATAGTATCGATGCCAAACAACTCTAAGTCTTGTTCATCCAGTTCATAGCGTGGCGCCTGTAACCAGCACATCAATTGCGACGGTCTACGCCATTCCGGTGCCTGCACGGCCTTACGCATACTTAACACAAGACTTTCTAGTTCGTGACACAACAGGTTCAATTGACGTATGTGCCAACGTGTGTGATCATCTGCGGCTGTGTAGTGCGAGCTCATGGCACCTGCTGTGCCCTGAAGATCTTCAAAGTATCTGTGCAGTTGATTCATTCGTGCATGATCAATGTCTAGATCAGCTTGAATCACTGTGCCAGGGCTAAAGAAGTCTTGAATGCGATAATCCAACGTGCTGGCATTAATGGCATTAATTGATCTATTGATCTGTATACACAAATACTCTGCGTTTCTTGCACTTTCTGTCCAGCCTAACCAGCAGTAGTTCTTTTCTAAGTGCAGATTATTATGAACAATATCATTTAATGCTGTGAGCCATTTACGACTTAAACTGTTGTCTTCCACATCTATGTACACAGTTAAGACTTTGTTATCTTGACTGCGTAGATCTATTTCAATCGTATCAAGCAATTTTCATCCACCATTCTAGTACTTCTGGACGGCTGCCCAGGATATCTGTCATTGTTACTGACTGTGTTCTTATTTGTTCTAGTTGTAACACACGGGCTTTGCCTTTTGCAAGCCCTGCACGATATTGATCCGGCCATTGTTCCTCAAATGTGGGCCGGGTCTTTAATTGTAACAGTACATCACGCATGGCACCTGCGGAGCGGCCTGCTAGTTCGTCGATCCATGAATCTAGTATGTGTCTAGGTAATGCTAAAGGACTCAAGATAATATCTGGTGAGAAACTGAAGATAACCTTGGCCAGCAGTTCTACTCCAAACTGTTTTGCCAATTGTTGTATTGCATCCGTTTCGAACATTCCGGGCAAAGTGAGTGTAAAATCAATACGCATTTGTCTGGCATTTGTTGCGTACTGTAGTCCGTGTTCAAAATTACGCTTGAACTGTGCATAATCCAATCCTGTACGAATATATTCCCCAATGTGGTCAGTTCCATCCAGGCTAGCACATATTTGCCAGTCCCGAACATGACTGAGAATATCGTCAAAAAGATCAATGCCGCGATAGTGTACGCGGCTAAGATTAGTATTGTATCTAGCATATAATTTCCCCCCGTCTCCTAGTTCTACGATTCGTTTCATGTAACGCCAGTGCTGTTCGTACATCAGGGGTTCGCCACCCACCCAGTATATTTCTTCTACTCTGTGTTGCTCAACAGCTGAACTGAATTCGGCTTCAATTTGACTATCCTGAAAATGTGAGATTTCGGCACGTATATCGTTTCGCATCCAATTGTTTTTAGGATTAGCCCAGTCAACCATGTTGTTCTGCTTTTGTTCACTCTCCCAGGCGCTGGACAGCATGTCGCCACAGGTTCTACATTTGAAATTGCACAGGTTTGAAAACCTATAATCCCATGAAACAGGGCGCATATGAGTCGATCCATCTGGTTCAGTGTTATCCCATATTTGATCAAGTCTTCCCTGGAACAGGTGCCAAAAATAATCGCGGTATACGGATACATTGAGTAACCGGTCATTACAAACCTCACATTCTGGTAGTGTTTCTCCGGCCATCATGCGCCGCCGTACTGATCGCATGTGTTCTGAATTCCAGTGCGCCTCAAGAGTCACGGGTATATATCGCCCTGTGCCTGCGGCAGTATCTATGTACTGTTCAAAATTCTGCGCAGGTTCCCGTGACGCACAACACATTCTGCGCTCAGTCTGCGGTGAAAGATAGGTATGCACCCAGGGTGCAAGACACATGGTATCAGGCTTGCGCATAGCTTTGTTGAGCAATCCATTTTAATGTTTGTTCCAGCCCCGATTCAAGGCTGTCCGGAGGTTCCCAGCCCAACACACGCCGAATTTGTGTGTTGTCGCTGACTCGACCCATTACACCTTGTGGCCCTGTGACATTGTTAATCATGATCTTTTTATCACAAAGATCACCAATCATGTAAACCAGTTCATTGATGCTGATCAGTCTGGCTGAACCTATATTCAAGGGTTGAGTGTAATCACTGGCCATTAATCTGTGGATGCCTTCAATGCATTCATCTATGTACATAAAACTTCGTGTTTGATGCCCTGGCCCCCATACATCCACTGTGCCTGTGCTGGCCAGCACTTTGCGACACAAAGCAGCTGGCGCTTTTTCTCTGCCGTCTGACCAAGAACCCAATGGACCAAACACATTGTGCAATCTGGCTATGCGTGTGTCAATACCATAGTTTCGGGCAAAGCTGGCATAAAGACGTTCACTGAACAGTTTTTCCCAGCCGTATTCGGAATCAGGATCAGCAGGATATGCACTAGCTTCTGAGCACGTGGGATTGTCGGGGTCAAGTTGATTGTGCTCTGGGTAGACACAGGCGCTGCTGGTATAGAATATTTTTTTAACTTCTTTCTTGACCATTTCATTTAGAACGTTGAGATTGATAGTTGCAGAATTGTACATGATGTCAGCATCATTATCACCTGTATTAACAAACCCAGCACCGCCCATGTCTGCGGCCAGTTGATATATTTCATCTATGTCTTGTGTGATTAATTGTGCAACCAGCTGTTGATTGCGCAGGTCCACTTGACGGAATTCATTTGCGGCGGTGACTGAAAACTCAGGAAATTTTAAATCTGCTCCTATCACATGATGGCCCTGTGCTCGTAGGCTGCGCACAAGGTGTGTGCCAATAAATCCTCCTGCTCCGCATACCAATATCTTTTTCATTGAAATCTTTCCTTCTATATGTAGCAATTTTGTGATCATCGGGATCGAAAATTAATCTAACACCTGCTGTATTCAATTAATTCAGCCATTTCAGGACAACTAATTGCGAAGTCAGTATTTCTTTTGAGATCTAGATCCTGTATTTTCATGCGTAACATAAATCCATCTGTGCTTGCGCCGCCATTCATAAAGTCCACAATCCTAGCAAACTCCCCTTGCCAACGCGGGGGAATGGCTGCTGTTGACAAATGTTGGGTCAGTGCTAGTTTGGCCGTGTCAGGCAGGGTAGCAACGGAGAAATACCAAGCGTCATGCATGACATTCCAATACACAAATTCAAAGCTGTTGGTATTGCGGTCCAGCCACACAGCCAATTGATCTATGTAGCGAATGTTAAACACATTTACTGTGGTGCAGATTTGCAAATGAATATTAGCGTGTATTTCTTTCAAGTCACGGAAACGATCCATGTTCTCACATACCAGCTTCCACTCAGCATTTGAACGCTGATATTCAAAACGCTCACCTGTGTCATCTATAGAGAATGCAATTTCTACCTTGCGGAAATGACGCCAAATCTGTTCCCCACGTTGGGGATATTGTGTGCCATTGGTGTTGTAATGAATTTCAACTTGATCAGCAATACCACGATCCACCATGCCCTGTAGCATATCAAAATGCTCGTCAATCAAGAATGGTTCACCGCCGGTGAATTCTATATAGCGTATGTCATTTAAATGATTGTCTATTTCCGACCAGAATTGATCATTTTCTCTGGGCCATGCACCGGCCCGTAGCATTGTGTAAGCGTGTGACTTTTTCTGTTCGTCCCGGGGTAGTTGTGCAATATCTTCTGCGGCAAATTGACTTGATGACCATGACCCGCATATGCGACATTTAAGATTACATATATTGCCCAGTTTGAGATCCAAGAACATGAGTGGCTTGGCATCTGCTGTGAATTCTGACCCGATGCCCATGTGCTTGAGTCTGTCTAGTGTGTGCATACGTTTGCTAGTACGACCAGCACGTTCTTCTGACCAGCATTTACGGCATGTTTGTGGCTGTTCGCTGTCCAAGAACTGTTGGCGTAGTTGACGCATGTGATCGGAGTTTTGTATGTCTCGAAAGTTAGCCGTACTTAATTCAAACTTGCGGCCTGCATCATCTAGTATCTCGTCATCGGCCAAGCAACATGGACGCACAGTTCCTACAGGTGAGGCTTCTAGGCTGATCCAGGGCAACACGCAAAATTTGTCTTGTGGTAAATTCATTTTAATGCGGCCAATTCTGGTAATGCATGTGACCACGATTCATTTCTAATATCATCTAATTCATGTGTCTTGCGCCAGAATGTATCTATTAGTTGGGTATTATCTGTTGCGTTCATAAAGGCAATGGCGCTCCGGAACCCTTGTGTGGCACGTTGTAGCGGATCTCTGTCGCTCATCCAGGATAGGTGTTTCAAATACTTTTCTTCCAGGCGTTGTTTATATTCTGCAGGAGCAATGTCTATACGATAGTGTGCAGGATCTTGCAGTATATTTACATTTAAATCCTGTGCGCGAATTAATCCAGCAGAGACCCACTCCTTGTGAAAGTCTGGCAGGTGCCAAGCATTCATTATGCTGAGTGTGGGGCTGATATAAAAGTCCACGTCGGGGCATGTTGCAATCATTCTATGACGATTCTGAACAACGTCATACCATCGGGTGCCTTTTCTAATATATTCAGCAGGGTGTCCCATACCATCTAGGCTGGCACCCACTGCTACACTGTTAAACTGTCGCCAATACTCAAATACGCTCCGGCCTTTAAGGTCTGTGTGCGTGAAGTTGGTGTTGTAGATTAGTCGTACATCAAAACGTTTGCGTTTTACCAGTTCTTCCAGAATGCGGTAGTGTTCTTCCATTAACAATGGCTCACCACCTGCAAAGTAAATCTGTTCCACATAGTCCAAATGGGGCTCTAATTGTGTCCACATGTCTGTTTCTGTACGACCTGCATAGTTTAGCACACTATTGCGATCCTTCCATTCTGGTCCTGCTAGTTTTGCCTGGTCCTGATACCATTGCGAACTAAAGATATGCCCGCAAGATCTACATTTCAAGTTACACAAGTTACTAAAACGAATATCCCAGTAGGTCATTTCAAATGGGTTTGTTTCCAGTTTTTTTATGTGATGCCCGTGGTGTTTGTTAGCCGATTTACGTCCCGAAAAGAATCCCGACTGTTCTTGTTCATAACAGCGTATGCAAGCCGCATGTGGCGTTTCACTCAACATACTATCACGTAGTTGCTTCATGGGTTTGCCTGTCCATATTTCTTCAAGCGTATTGGTTCTACAGTTGCCCACAACACCTGGTTTCATTTCAGCATGGCAACAGGGATATGCTTCGCCTGTAGGATAAGCGTGTAAATGGATCCATGGGTATATACAGAATGTTTTAGAATCTTCTAATAGGAAACGCTCACGCTCAGTTAATTCTGTTGGGCGTACTAGATCTGTGCTATTATACTTGTATTGAGTCATACCATTCTTTTAGTTCAGGGAACGCTAGACCAAAGTCTTTTGATCTACGTTGATCATACTGTGTGTAGAACTGTTTAAAATCGTTCAATAACTTAGGTCGATCAAATGCTTCTGAATGGGGAGTTTTTACCACATCCAAGTAATCTATTAGACGCTGTGTGTGATTTACTTCATGCTCGTGAATGAATTCACTATCAGCCCAGTGCGCCAGCCATGTGACTAGACTTTGTCTGTATACTGTGCGCTGGGCCTCAGGTAAAACCAAAGGCGACTGAAAACTAGGAAAGCGTAGGATATTTAATGTAAATGATATGGCGTCACGTCCGTATTTAATTTTCCAATTCATTATGCATTCCAGCAATTGATCCAGTGTGCTCAAACAAAGAGCGTTAATGGTACACATCACATGTATGCCACGGAACTGCCCAGAGTCCAACAGGCGTTCTACATTGTTAGCCCAGTCGTCCCATACAAGCCCATCACGGATGTACTCGGCTTGAACGGAAACGGCTTCATTGCTGGTGTATAGGTCGATTGACATTCCCTTGGTGCTGGCAAGCAGTCGGTCAATGTCAACGTCGGTGCCCAGGTTACTATTGATAGCCAAGCGTGTAGTACTCTTGCCCGTGTGCTCTCGAAACCAGTCAATGAGCCGCCAGGTGTGGGCGGACATAAGGGGCTCTCCTCCTGTGATTCTAAGTTCTGTAAGGGTACGATGTAGATCTGTTTCCCACCATGCAAAAAATGCATCAACGTAGGGATTACTCTCTGTGATCTTAAACAATTGAGCACTATCATGGGTGTGGGTAAAGTGATTGCGCCCGTCACTAACAAGATCTTGATAGGGTCCGTTACGTCGAATATCACTAACCCAAGTTGTGCTAAAAGCAGGGTTGCAGTAAGAACAAGCAAATTGACAAGTACGATCAAAAGCAATTTCCAAGGTACGGAGATTGACATCTCGATCGGGTGCAGTATTAAATGCTTCATCTAGCGCCTCTATAGGATATATCTTCGATTTGTACACACGGTCACTAATAGCGTCCCGACCCATGTCTTCTATTTTCCAACAGTACTCGCAGCCAGGGGGACGCTCCCCAAGGATCATCTGTAGACGATCCTTTTTCTTTTGATCAGTATTGTGCAACAGCCTAGGGTTGGCGCGGACTCGATCCGGGTCCACCAAATGGGCTGGCGGGTGATGGCAACTTGTGGTCTGCCCACTTCCTAACCAAATGGTTGCGTTATACCATTTTGCCGCACAGAAACTGGCTGAGAGTCGGTCTAATACTGTGTGTTTAAATTCTAGATCATTCATGGGTGCTGGGATAAAAAGTCAAAAAATCGAGAGGGCAATTCCCGTTGCCACTTTTGACTCACGGTGCGTAGATGTTGTTGATTGTATTTACAAACACTTTCACATGCCGCTAGTAATTGTAGCAGATCTTGGCCACAAAGGTCATCCACTATGGTCACAATGCGATTGATCCTATCTTGAGCATTGTCTATAGAATCAAATGATTCGTCTATCACGTGCCCAAAAGTCTGGAATCCCAGATTGTGCATGTCTCTGTAAAAGCCTGCGTTGGCAGCGGCAATCCACGGATGCCCTTGACACAAGGGCTTGGCTATCTTTTCTGTTCTGAAACTGTGGGCATAATCAAATACTGTTTCTGTCACTACTGAAAAGTAAGTGTCAATATAGGGTTCCGATCGAATGTATATTTCGCCCCATAAATTATTAAACAACTCTGCTTTGACAAAACCCTGCTGAGTGGTGTTCATGTGCGGTTGAAATTGTTCTACTTCGTATTCTGGGGGTAACAAATGAACAGGGCCTGCATGTGAGTCTAGATTTGTCCATAATGCTTGTGCCAACAATCCGCGCTGTTCAAAGGCATTAATCAATGCACGGCGATGCGGTCTCGAACGGCCATTCAAGAAAAGGAACCGGTAGGGCTTGTGTTTTTTAGCAAACACCTCACTCACACGATCTGCAGCCGCACAATTTTCTTGGTATCTAAATGGCTGTGTCAAAAAATGTTCATACAGCATGTGTGGGTACGCATCCGGTACTGGGCCGCCCACCACAACAGGTAGCAGTCCGTCTAATACTAGATCTTCTACACCATACAGGCGCAGGTGCTGTACAAATGTTTCTGACCCTTCAGCAGGGTTCGAAAAGATCACTTTGGCTGTGCGCTCGGTTACTATGCGTCGAATTTGTTCTGCATTGTTTTTGAGTTGTATGCGACCCACAACGTAGGTGGCGCCTGGGTCAATTGTTAACTGTTCAAACCCATAGAATTGTTCTGTTGTCCAATGTGCCAACATGTCAGCAATCTCACAGTAATGATCCACATACAACTTCATGATCTAGTGTGGTACTCACATTCAGTCCACCATGATTTCATTTCTGGAAAAGTCTGCAAAAAATCAGTGCCTCTGCGTTGGTCGTGTTCACTAAAGAAACGATAAAAGTCTGCACGTGCCAGGCTATGATCTTGTGTCTGGGCACTGCGCATCCAAGCAATGTCCCTGTCTAATCTTGCCACTTCGTAGTCTTTGAATCCGTTGTAAGGATCTGATTCGGTGGTTAAATGTTGACTCATCCAGTCACGCACACTTTCTAGTCGTTGTGCATATGATTCAGGCAAGATCTGCAGGCTTTGCCACACAGGCTCACGTAGCACAGGTGTATCGAACCACACACGTTGATACGTGGTGCTGTGCTTGCGGCGTAGTTCTAGTATGCCTTCCAGCAGTTGTTGCAGACTGCTTACAGACAGATTGTTCATTGTGATAATAAACGTTAGACTGTTGTAGGAGGGCACTTGCGTAAGATATTGATCCACACGTGACCACACTAGATCAAAGTTCATGCCGTGTCGCATGTATTCTGCTTGAGTACCCCAGCCATCTAAACTTACATACTGCATGAAATGTTCTATGCGGCCATCACAAATGGTTTTGACAGCGGCCAGATACTTTTGAAACAACACTTCATCTACTGAGAAGTTTGATGTGACATTTAGATGCAGTTTCTTTGACGGGTTCTCAATCACATGGTCAAACACTCGATAGGTATTGCGATCCATTAGCGGTTCGCCACCGGTCATGCGGAAGTGTTCCAGTGTGGGATATAGTCGGGGCCACCATGCCCAAAATGCTTCTACATAAGGGTTATGCTCTCGGGCAGGAATAATGCGCCTATTCCCGGTAAAATGGTCCAGGCTGTTGTGCGGAGTACTGGTAGCATAAGGCCCCATTCTCTGGGCTTCATCGTGCCAACTGCTACTAAATTGAGGACTACAATAACTACACTTGAGATTGCAAGCGTGATTAAAATTAACTTCAACATAACTAGGGATAATATCATCTTCGGCTCCTGTACTATTTTTTATTTGTTCAAAGTCCACTGCGGCCCAAGGTTCTCCTGAACGATAGTGTCTGTCGCTGAGTTTGCCCTGATCTTCCATGTTCCAGCAGTAAGAGCATTCTGCAGGACGTTCACCTGACAGCATCAACTGTCGTTGTGCTTTTTTGTGTTCGGTATTGTGCAGTGCCGCAGGATTGGCAGCAATGGCCACAGGATCAATTGCGTGTAATGGAGGATGGTAACATGAGTTGTTGAGTCCTGTGGGCAGGTGTAATGATACTTGTTTCCATTTGGCCAGGCACAATGCAGGGCCCAGTTTGTCTTTCATTTGCTCTGCTGAGCCCATAAACACACTTTTATTACTCATTGACAGCGTTCCATACTTGATTGAATATTTCACTTTGGTATCGATCAAGTTCTGCCTGCATCAGCGCACCAAACTCATTGTTGTCGGAATCTATATCAATAACCTGTTCGGCCCCGGCAAAGTCCACAGGATACTGATCATAATAATCCAGATGCCATTTAATGATTTCATATGCTGAATTGATCTTGTCAATTGTGTTGCGTGTATATTGGGCTAGTTTGCCGGGCACTGTATGAATGACGCTGTTGACTACTTTGACATAATCAATTTGGACTTCTTGTCTAATATTCTCGGGCAATTGATCAATTTGATCTTCATGCTCAATATCGGGCCAGGTGGACGCTCGGAAAGCCCAGTAGTGCTCCAGTCTTGACACTGTATTCTTTATCTTTCGGTCCTGAAATCGTTGATGTCCGTGCAGTGCCCATTCTCTCTGCAGACTAATTTGAAGATGGCTTTTGATAAACATTATAGCATGTCCTGGAAATGTCTGCTGTATCTTTTGGCTGTTCATGCAATGTGTTAATATGTACTGGGATTCAGTTTGTGGCACATGATCCAGCAGATACCGATGTGCATACTGTTGATTGGTGTTGATTTGGTCATAACTTGTGTGTGGTTGCGACCAGTCGTTGCCCAACAACTTTTGTAGGTATCTATTGCCGCCTGCGCCAGGATAAAATGCAATAATCATTTAACGCTCATACGATCAGGAGTAAGTATTAAAACATTCATTGTGAAAAATATTTATGTACATAGATTTTGTTCGGCATCATATCCATATTCCTTTTTATGCTAACTTGCAGTCAGACTCTCTTGGCATGGACAGCCGAGCGCATTGCTTTGACCACCGACGGTTTGATCAGCACCCTCCAGTGAGTTATCAGTTCAACCAAGTTGGATTTAGAACACACTCGGTTGACAAATTCGAACACAATGCAATTCTGGTGTTAGGAGATAGTTTTACTCTGGGACTAGGAAACAACACACAAGAACGATATACAGATCTATTGGAGCAACAACTATTGCACCAGGTGCTCAACTTCAGTCTAAACGGTGCCAGTAACGATTGGATAGCAAGAAAACTTCAACAACTACTGCAACTGTTTCAACCAAAGGCCATTGTAATACATTATACATTCAGTCATCGCAGAGAGCGACCTCAACCAGACTGGCACGATGATGAACGTACCGAGTGCGAACCATTATACTCTTCCGAAGAGAATTATCAAAATTGGTTCACAAACTTCCAAACAATACAGGCCCTGGCAGGTGATACCAAATTGGTGCATAGTTTTATAACCAACTGGCACGATCAACCTGTTGACTATGCAGAGTTGGGTGCAGATCTAATTCCACCAATGACTCAATTGGACTTTGCACGAGACGGATTCCATTATGGTCCAAGAACTCATTTAGAATTAGCAAACAAAATTACCAGCCTTCTTGTTGGCGGATGACATCTATCTCACGTGTCATAACGCCACGATTGTGCCAGTTACTACGATAGTGATACTTGAAAAAACTACTTTGTTCCGACTCTAATATGGCCATGGGCAGATCTAATTGGGTGCCCAATTCTGGTCCCAATTGGTTGCTTAAAAGTCTTGGTTGTGAATCTTTCACAGTTGACCATAATTCTGCCAGAGCTGAAAAATCTTGAACCAGTTTGTAATCCCAGGCAGTGAGCATGGTCATGTAAGTTCCTTGACGTGCGCCGGCAATGCACCACTCTCCATGTTCTGCATCTGCACCCACATTATGCCATATGGTCAAATGATCAAGATTTCGTAAGACCTGTTTTTTAAATTCATCCAGTGTGGGTCTACGACCACGCTGTAGACACATTTTGACACCTTCACGAAATCCGGCACGCCAAGCATGGAACGGTGATTGATTGGGATAGGTAGTAGAATAGCAGTCGTGCATGGGCCAGTATAGCGGATCAAAACAAAACTCCACCACAGTTTCGTCACGACCGTCGGTGTTCTCGTGAGACTTCATGTTCATCACATGCTCACGTGTCCACGAACTCAAGCCGCCGTTGCCGTACATGAGTCCGTTCACATGATTACGAGCTCGCCAGCGGAACACAGCCCGCTCATGTTCAGGTGTGGCAAAATCAAGCGTTTGATTAAAAAACGCTGGGTCGGGTATATTGTCCCCATCCACAAGGATAAATCGTTCTGTTTCAGACGCCAGGGCCGCGGCTTTGTGTGCCGCATCGCTTCCCAGTACACCATCCACACGCTTGGCCCAAGGCACCATGTTACGAATGCGGATCCAATACTGTTCTTTTTCCGGCTCATCATATGATAGATAAATGCAGTCTAGATCTGCTATGTCAATTGGATTCATAAGTTTTCATACTCCATCTTTGGTGTGGTTCTGTTTCGGCAACCACTATGGCCACATTGTCGGGATGGCAAGCGGTACCTGTGTCTGAGGGTGCCAGTTTGCGCACAGCTGATTTCAGTTCTATTAAACGACCGTCTTGTACTCTCACGTGCATGGGTGCCCGAGCATAGGTTTCAGCATCAACGTCAATGTATGTACCAGGCATGTGTTCCATGCTGTAGGTTATTGGCTCACCTGATTGGTCGTAATACAAACGCCACGACACTGGTTGTGGTTCAGGCATGGCATGCAAGATTGCCCAGAATTCTTCAGAGTTCATGGTGCCAATCTTTTACATTGTAGTGAAATGCACCGCGTTGCACTACAGTATTGACTCGCAGTTCATAATCACGATACTCAGTGATCAATTCGTCCACCCAAGGATCTCGCTTGGCAGCAATAATGTGACGCTTCATGTGTACAATAGTGGGGTAACTGGCAAATGGCATGGTGCATGTTTCTGGACCAACGATAGTGGCTGCAATGGCATACACCACATCTGTTGACGGTGCCGCTTCGGGGAATTTTAACATGGCACGATACTGCGGCCAGTTTTCAAATATGTTGCGCACTGTCACAAAGAACTCCTGTGCAGTTTTGCTTAAACGCCAGTAGGTTATGGCATTGTACACATCAGGCAGATTGTTGGCATCAAACACTTGGCGATAGTGTCTGGACTTGGCCCGCTGATCTTTCCAGTCTCTACAGCCGGTTGATACCACAACGTCACGATGACGTAACATAGTCCACCAGTGATCAACAGGGCTGGTGATCAACATGTCTGCTTCTAGTTTGATTGTTTCACGAAATGGTGTAGCGTAGAACACTTGCCAGTCATTGGCGTAAGGATTTGCCTCATCAATGGGAAAAGGAAATTCACGCACATGATCAAACAAATGGTCCGGCTCACGGGCATGGTTGGTAAGCAGGCAGATTCTGGCATTAGGGTGCCAGTACTTGATGGTCTTGGCCAAGGTTTCACTGCAATTCACATAGTCTGTGTTGGCAGTGTTGGTTGCTACTATTAGATAGCCTTGCTCCTCAACGGGTTTCAATTATTTTCTCCAAATGTTGTTTGCCCATGGCATGAAAATCTTGATTGCGTATGGTGGTCCAACGTGGTCGTTTGTCTCGATCCATATAATCTATTCTGTAGCAATCTTTGCTGGTCCTAGTTACAGTGTGCTCGGGAGTGACACTGGCCAGGTCCCAGGGTATGCTGGTGTATTCTAGCGTTTGTCCATTTACAATATTTAATGCTACGCTTAGTGCATGGTCATTGCGATAGGTAGAACTGGCGATTCGATACAAATCTTTGTAGTGTCGCCAGTTGTCTCGAATCATTTGCATGCACTCAAATATCAATCGAGCATGAGTGCTCTTCTGAAACATTATCACTGTGGCCCATGACATGGGAATGTTGTACTCTCCGTACTTATTGAGACCCACAAAGTTGTCTTGTCCAGTAATGTCATATGCATGAGCATGTGCCAAAAACTCTTGATTGCTGTTGAGCAAGATCTTCAATTGATCACTGGCCACCACATAGTCAGCATCGAGTATTAGGGTTTGATCCCAAGGGGAAAGAGTATAGGCATCAGTTCTACCTGCGTTGTGCCATGTAACAGTCGCTTGATAATCCTCAAACCAACGTGTTCCTCCCGATTGAGGAACGGCCCTGATGACTTGATCAAAGCCCCGAAGTCGCGGATCTTCGGGTCGGGTATCAGTGATCACGGCGGTAGGTATGTTGAGGTGCCTACGAATATTTCTAGCACTCCATGAAGCCATAGTAACGTAGTCGGTTGATTCATTGTCAAAAGCAAATATCAGTGCGCCAGTGGTCATCGGTTGTTGTTGAGATTTTGGTGTTCCACATGCCAGGCATTCATTTGCTCTTGCCAACGAGCATGTGATAGAGCAAACAATTCGGGAACGTTCACACGCACAGGAGTTTCATACAGGTCTAACAACACCACATCCTTGTCTTGAGCACAGGCCAACAACACACATTGCAGTTTAGGTCCGGCACACCACATACCGCCGTCATGAGCAAACAACATTCGGGCCTCGTATTTTTCTTTAAGAGTGCGACGTGCGGTGGCGTGATCGAATCGAGCCCGTGCATGGGCCACAAGTTTTTCAGTTTCCATAGATTTATTGTACAAGAAAAAGAGGTCAAAGTCTACCTCTTTTGTAAGATTTTAGCCGATTACGCTACTTCAGCGTTAATAGCGGGTGTGCCCCACGAGTTGGAAAGATATGTTGTGCTTGGTGGAATATAAGTGACCAATGTGGTCGGGGCAGTGGCTGCACCAATTGAAGTGGCAGGGCTGGTCACTCCGGTACCACCCGTGATGTTGGCAGTGGTGCCTGCACCTGATGTGCCGTCATCACTCCACACAGTGACCAAGGTCAGCACTGTGGAACTGGTGGCTGTGGCTTGAGTGCGGATGAAATTGGTTGAGTAAGGCGCAACTGCATCATTCAGTTGGAATATGGTGGTGGGTGAGCCTGTGAGATTGTACCAGCCTGTTGTGGTTGCCAGAGTGGTTTGTGTGCCGCCGGTGCCGCTGAGTCGAGTGGTTCCAGTGTAGGCCTGCGCCGCGATAGTTTGGGTGGTTCCGTTTACACGGCCTGTGAGATTTATACTACCGCACTGTCCAGCCAAGTTATTCCAGTCAGCATCAGCATCTTGGCCTGTGCTTGACTTACCATACTTGAGGCGTACAATGCCTCCGGCGTTCCAGAAATAACGTGCCTGATCAGCCGACGGGAATGTTACTGTGTGTGTAAATGTGATAGTCCAGGCACTTTGTCCTGAGCCTGTGGCACTGGTCTTTGAAGTACCAGTAGCAGTAGTAAATACACCGTACTCAGTGCCCGAGTCGGCTGCATTGCCACGATTGGTTGTGACAGTGGTTAAATCAGTGTTAAGTGCAGCCAAAATGCTGATGGTTTCGCCTACTGTGGGTGCTGATCTTGCTGTGAGTGTGCTGCTGGTTTGATTCCCTGCACTGGCCAGGTTGTTGACCAGGCTGGCCCATTGTGTGGCTGTGACTGTATCAGCAGCTACGGGATTTGTTACTGCGGTTTGTCCCCAACCTTTGTCGGTGGCACCTGTGGCCCAAATATCATTTAAGTTGGCTCCGGCAGTGCCGCCATTGGCAGTGGGTCCAACAAAACCATTATAGTCTACCGCTTGTATTAGTCCTTGACTTGAATATGTCATTTCTATTCCCTGTTAGTTCTTGATGGTCACAATTGCTTCAATTGTACCTGATTCTAGGGTGGGTTTGTCAACCAGACTTCGTCCAATTACATTGAATGCGGTGACTTCTCCTGCTTGGGCCGCTCTGGCAATGCCTGCGCCTGCTGAAACTAATCTGTCACCTTTGCGTACTGTGCCTACAACTTTGACTGGCACACGTCCGGTCATTGCAACTGGAGGATGTGTGTCGTTTTCGCCTGCACCACCGTTCATCAAATATGCTGCTCTAGTACTTATCACACCAAACACATTTTCACTTAATTCTGTGACAGATCTAGTGATTTCTGCGACCCCGCCTAATTCAACCACAGTGCCTGGTTCCAGTATTTCATCCGCCCAAAAACGTTCCGCAACGTCAGCATACAGTGCTGTGGTTGCTGTGGCAAACACTTGATTGAAATAGCTGCTGGAGCTGCCAATGTTACCTATTGCATTGGTGCCAGTGTGTGTGATACTGTTCACACTCAAAACGCCTGTGGTACCCGAAGTAATCAAGTTGCCAGCAGTGATGTTGCCACTCACACTCACTGTGGTACCTGTGTGTGTAGTTGCGTTGACATTGGCTCCACCTAGCACATTGCCACCGGTGATGTTGCCAGTGACACTTACTGTGGTACCTGTAAACAACGTGGCATTGACATTGGCTCCACCTAGCACATTACCACCGGTGACGTTGCCGGAGGCAGAAACAGTGGTAGCATTCACTCTATCCACAAATATCTGATTGAAATAATTTGTTGTGCTACCAACATTACCTATTGCATTTGCGCTGCTTTTTACGATGCTTTGAACGTTGGCAACATTGGCAAACAACGTGGTGGTGTCAATCACAACCACATTTGAAGTGCCGCCAATGTTTATGGTAGCGGCATTGCCAGAACCAGCAAATTTAATATTTGATGTACCAAGTTCTATCTGGGCAGCCGATGCTGCTGCAGCAACGCCTGTCAGTTGAGATCCGTTGCCCAGGAAGAAATTGCCTGACACATTGGCAGTGGCCGAGATTGCACCCGCAGTCAGGATGTTGCCACCTGTGATATTGCCACTTACACTAACAGTGGTTCCTGTGTGAGTGGTAGCATTGACATTGGCTCCACCTAGCACATTGCCACCTGTGATGTTGCCAGTGACCGATACTGTAGTACCTGTGTGAGTGGTAGCATTGACATTGGCCCCACCTAACACATTGCCACCTGTGATGTTGCCACTAACACTTATTGTGGTACCTGTAAACAACGTGGCATTTACATTGGCTCCGCCTAGCACATTGCCGCCGGCGATATTACCTGTTGCCGAAATCAAGCCAGCAGTGAGGATGTTGCCACCGGTGATGTTGCCTGTAATATTACCATATCCGGCAATGTTAGCACCAGTGCCGGTAAATGTTGCCATCACGGTACTGATGTTTGTGGTAACGGTCACGTTGCCCCCGCCAATCAAGTTGCCACTCATGTTGGTACCTGTGGCATTGCTCATGGTCACGCCCTTGTAAACTGTGGGGAACAAAGTAGCAGTAGGAGCTGCTGCAGTAAATGTGGCATTATTGCTGTAGATTGCCACTCTCGCATTCTCAGCATATATTGACGTTACAAAAAATGGAGTTCCACCAGAATCGTTTACAGTTTCAGGAATAGCCCCGGCTGTGCCACTTGCGCTGGTATAGGCAGGTCCAACTACTAAAAAGGCTGAACCTGTGTATACATTCAACTGTTGATTGGTAGTGTCATACCATAAATCGCCTTGGACATTGGACGCGGGAGCAGAAGCACTGGCAGTTGTGATTGACAGTGTTTTGAACGCTGTGCCATTGTACACGTTCATCAGGTTGTTGGTTTTGTTGAACCAAAGCTGTCCAGTCAACGGAGCTGCAGGGGCTGTGGTTTTTGCAAAATTTTCCAGCATCTGGATAAAATTTTCATCTAAAAATTCACCATAACCGGCGTAGTTTTTTCCCACCAAAGTCACACTGCTAGAAGTGTTCACTGTGCCGTCGTTGACTGTGGCAAAAACGGTTCCATCAGTAAGATTAATTGTATATGCCATGTCAGTTTCCTATTTCAATATTTATACCGCATTGATATTGCTTAAAGTTTGAATTCTCAATGTGTAATCAATTTGAATTTGACGATTTAAACTTTTTTGTACAGGGTGAAAAATCACATGTGTTATCAGACGCAAATTGTCCGCCGCGCCGTTCCACACCTTGAGTCCCAGCTCGTCAAACACAAATTCGCCATTGAAGTTGGTTGAATTGTCAAAAGCCTGTTGTTGTGCTGGTTCGCCGTAGTCCAACAAACAACTCACCAGAATATCACTGTAAAAAGCGCCTGCTGTGTGCAACACAGTCATGTTGTTGTTGATTGGATCAGTGTCAGCTGCTGAATTGTCGTTCACTACTTTTTGATAGGTTTGATTGTACAAACTGGCATTTTGTCCTGTGGTATTGGGCGGCAAATAAGTTATCACACCAGTGGGATCTACTGAGCTACCACCGTTGCCAAACGCCATTTGATAGATGTATCCTAAATTCCTGTCACTCAGTGTCTGCGCCATTGCTACTGAAATATTTTCATAGTTAATTGCATTATGGTCGTTATAAAATATTTCACCACTTGTGGGATCATAAATTTTGACATGCCCGGTAATTTTGGCTGGTCCAGTTTCGATCATGCTCGTCCCTCCACAATGGTTTTCTGTGTGTTTGGATCAAACACTCTAAAATATCCTTGCACATTGATGGTTCCAGTCTCGTTGGGTTTGGCGGGCATTGTCTGCTGTTTTGGGTCAACTGTTTTGGTTGGTTGTGTATTTGGCATGATATGTTATTTATGTTGTTTACGCACCGCGTAAAAACCTTGCAGCCACGGTGTCGGTGTCTTGCAGTGCAATTCCGTCGCTGGCTGTGGTTGTACCAGGAGCGTACCAGGTAACTCCTTGCCTTACCAGAATAGTAACTTCTGATCCTGCAGCAGGGGCTTGTAAAGGTGGATACACTGTGTTGTCTACAACAAACTCTATTGTTAGAGGATTGTGCGTGATATTACCTTCGTTATCAGTGTAATCAGGACCACCACCATCTATGCAATTCCAACGGTACTGGCTGGGTGTTGTAATCAGGGTTGACCCATCATTGCTTTCAGCGTATTGACGCATGCCGCCCACATACACTTCAAGGGCAGACACTTCAACAGCAGAATCTTCAAAATTACCAATTCTTATGCTGGGTGCGTAGAATACTGTGGTGCTGTCATCTCCCAGGGTAGAATCACTTACAACATAATCCTGAAACTGTTCAGCCAACAAATTGCCTCGTCCTGTGTCATACACCTCAGCACCTGTGTCATGATCATCTGCTCCTGTACCTGCTGTGCCACGCATGAGTCCCGAAATTGTGTTTAGAGCAGTATTTCTTTCACGATACATGATGCGTTCACCGTCTATGGTGATCACACCAAAAATGCCTGCCGCAAGGTCTGGTTGACTTAGTGCCTCAGCATTGGTCACATAAGCAACGTTTGCTGTGCTGGTCAATGCCTGTGCCAGTGTGGTTGTGGTAGCATTGGTAATTCTATAAGTGGCCTGCACTCCACGCATGTCTTGGAATATACGAAATGCCATGGCATCTGGGACTATGCTATTGGTGTACTGCTCAATTACCATGACCTGTGCTGGTCCAATTACACCACTGGCTAGGACCAAATAGTCACCTTGCACAGTGTAATCCACTCCCTCAAACAGTCTTTCTCCATCCAGTGTTACCCATAGTCGACTGGCATTGTTGAAACTTCTTTGCAGATAAAAATCATTGATGTTTTCAGAAACACCTATTGAAAAATCATATGATCCAGCTGTATTATTAAAAGCATCAGTTGCAGAACTTCTAACAGTGGTGGTTCCGGTGGCAGTTCCTGTGCCAGAACCAATACCGGTTGTAATAAACACAGTTCCTGGAATGTTATTGGCAGCACCTAAGGCAACAAAGTCAGTATCTCCAGCAGTTAAAATAGTATAAGTGTTACCTATTATAAATTGTCCAGCTGGGTAGGTTCCTGTCCCAGCGCCATCAACAAACAATGGATCATAAACTGTGTTGTCATATCCTTCTGTGACTGTGAATCCTTGAGTTACCGGTCCAACAAAAACCAAGGTCAAAGGAAATTGTTGAGCAGTATCGTTCCAGGTGGTTATTGCAAACACATCGTTGATGTTTACAGTAGCAGTGATTTGTAATTGCTCACCCACAATCACATAATCTGCCAAAGTTGACACAGAAATTAATATTCTTGATCCGCTAGGTGGCGGTGTAACAAATAAAACTTCACGAGTTTCGGTGCCATCATAGGCAGTGACTGTGTATGTACCGGGGCTAGGTCCCACAATTTGATTTTGCAAAATGTTATCTACCCACACACTAACTTCACTGGGGGCAAAAATTAACGACTGGCTGAATCCAAGACGTTGTGGTAATGGGTAACTACCGATAGTAGAATCATCTCCAATCCATTCAATTCCAGCCGGTGGTCTCAATCTCAAACCATTGCGTGTGACCACAGCATTGGCAGGATTGGATCCTTGCACACTATTGGTCATGGTGATATTTTTCGATGCAGCTGTGTCAGCATTCACTATGACAATTTGTGTTTGTGGGGTTGACCATGAGTATGCACTAGATGCCTGCCCTGTGCCAGTTCCTGTGCCAGTGGCCACAAAACTCACACCTACTGCGGCAGATGACGCCCCAATAGAGACCCAGTTAGTGGTACCAATAGTGGTAATCGTGTATGATTTTCCAATCACAAAGTTGCCGGCATCAACGGTATAAGTACCAAAAACCACAATGGCCACGCCGTCTGTGGCACCATACTCTGTGCCAAAATCCACTAGACTTTGCTGGGCCGGAACAAATTCAAACCAGTACAATGTGTTGGAGATTGCAGTGCCAATCGGTACATCTTGCAACGCACGGTAATAATCACCATTGTTATTCACCACCGCTAATTTGTTGTAACTGTTGGCGGTGTTCCAGACAGTGCTGTCGGCATAGGGTTCCCAGGTCACACTGCCAACATTCTCACCATTAACAAACACAGCAATACTGGTAATTTCTGCCGAGTTTACAGGAACCACCACAGTTTCTCCAATGTCTCCACCAATGTAATTTTCACGATACAATTGACTTCCACCGCCCAGTTCATACACGCTGATTTGGAAAACATCTTCCACTACGGCTGTGAGCAATGCAACTGTTTGGTTGACCCAATCAACTGTGTAATCTATATCAACCGCAAGGTCAAGACCTGTGGTCACATTACTGACCAGCACCTGAACAGGATTTTCTACAAGTCCTGCCCAACTATAATCAGTGGCAATAGCAGGTTCGTATGTGTAACGAATAGTGCTCCATTGGAATCCATGCCCGTCTCTGTTCCAGTCTGCACCTGGACGTGTGTAAACACGGAAATCAAGTGTGTCAAATTCTGCACCATTCACTAATTCTTCCGGTGCATGACCTTCATACAAGCCAACGAATTCGCCACCTTCAACATTGATATCTGTGGGTAATGTTCCTAGACCAGTGTCTGTGAATTCACTGGAGTACACTGCATCTAAGGCCAATGGGGTACCCGAGAAATAATTTCCATAAACTTGAACACCTGGATAGTCAACTCCGTCAATCAAGAGTGGCAACTCAAGTCCTGGTTGATTAACACCCGGTTGATAATAACCCATGGTACGATCAACACCGGTTAGTGCACTAGGTGCAATCTCAGTCCAATCTTCTAGATCAAACGACGGGCCAACCACTGCTGTTGAATCAGCGGATGTGGCTTGCCACACACGATTTTCATAGCGTACCAACTGACCATCTTGATAGGTTCCGTCTGTACTCCACGTTTGAACATTACTAAAATATTGAAAACGATCGTACTTGATCACTGTGCGTATGCTTCTCACAAGATCATTGGTCATTCGAGCGTAGGCTTGAGCAGCCGTGCCGTTACCACCGTCAAATGTCACAACAGGTGTTTGACTGTATCCAGAACCTGCACTGGTTACTGATACTGACACCACCTGCCCGGCACTGTTGATCAGTGCGGTGGCTTGAGCTGGTACCAATGCATCGCCGGTGATTATCACCACAGGTGGTTCAGTGTATCCTGATCCGCCGGAAATGACTGTGACACTGTCCAGTTGCAACAGGTGATTGTTGTACCACTGACTCCAGGGCCAGGTGGTCCAGACTGCACTGGTTGCTGGTAAATCACTTTCGATATTGGTTGGCGAACCAAATGCAGTGCCCTGATCATAAGGCAACAGTATTGGACTGGTAAATTTGGGTATCTCTAAGGATGTGTTGTAATAGGCCGGCACATCAAAATCTGCAATATCTCCAAAAAATTCATCAAATCCAGTGTATTTCAAATTGAATTCTCTCACGCTCACATGATATGGCTTGACTTCTTGAATATAATCTTCTACAAATTCTTGATTGTCAACCAGGTAATTTTGATATGGAATCAACTGTCTTATGTTGTGATCCACGTCAATCAAACTGGTCTTGACCAACCACTCTGGTGCTAGAGATTCACTCAACACATAGTCAAACATCAAAACCAGAGCTTTGTTGCGTTGTACACCAAGATCGTCTATCAACAATTCTTCATTAATAGCTTGAATAATTTTTCTTGTTTCTTTTACTGGTTCTTGATCAAAATATTGAGCATCAAACACTTCAACGTCAAATCCAAAACGTCCTACAGCGTAGTCCCATAATTCTTCAGAAAATTCAATTGTTCCGTCCTCCAGTGCCACTCGTTCATAGCCTAGATCGGTAAGTAAATAAATTTCAAATTTGCCTTGTGCGTTAGCAGTGACTTTGACGCTGCTGCCAATGGCCACAGTCAAGGTTGCCAGAGCTGAATATGTGTTGACCTCAGCCACAACCTTGGTACTGGAATTGTATCCAGGACGGTACCAGTCGATATAACTCCAATAATCTGGTGTGTTAAAACCTTGTAGTTTTGTCAAGGTCAATACTCTTGTGTTTGCCAAGGTATCGCTGTTTTGCACAGTGTAAATTGTCCATAGACCACGATTGCTGCTGTCAGTGGTAACAAGATATTTGTATCCCAATGGTATTGGTCCACTGGTATTAGACCAAATTGGAGTTTGGAATCCCAGTTGTTCTAGGTTAGCAACTTGTAGATTCCAATTTGTTATCACAGCCGTGCCTGTTCCTGTGCCTGCACCGGTGGCCAAGAACTCTACTCCCACAGTGTTTGAAGCGGCACCTATAAGTGTGAAGTCTGTTGTTCCCACAGTGAAAATTGTGTAGGTATTGCCCACAACAAAACTTCCTGCATTGATTGTTTCTGACTCAACTGGAATAGGTTCACTGCTGTTTAGTAGGCTAAAGGATCTTGTTTCGCTAATTGGGTATTGGGCCAACACGGTGTTGGCTCGAACCAAATAATTTTCCAATGCTGAGAAACGGTCTATGAACATAGACTGGCGCGGCCGGAATTGTACCCCATAACGTTCTGCTGGTCCTAGGTTGGGATCAGGAACTTTATTGCCAAATGTGTCTACTCCACAGAAACTGTCTTGCAGTTTACGATACAAACTGTCGCTTAAAAATCCATCTGCGCGGTCTTGCGGAATTAGTTCATATTCTACGTGAACGTTGTCTGTGGTCAATTCACGATCATACTCAATACTGATCACCGTGTCGTTGGCCTCAATGTCATCGGCACTGTTGTATAGTGCAATGGTACTGGCATTTATTGGAGCCAGGTAAGCAATGCCACTGGCCTTGGGATCAGCAATATATGATGCCACTGTACTTGCTGGTAATGTTTTGCCCAGTTGTGTAGCGGTGACTGTGATGCCTCGCACCCAGAAATAATAGTAGGTGGCAAATGTTCCATCTTGGGACAGATTTGAGTTTACTGTGTAGGACAGTGTGTTTTGTGGAACGCCTTCGCCTGCGTACAATGACGGAGGCGTTGTGCTACGTATCCATTGGTAAACATCCACTTGACTTCCTGGGAACAGCTGAGCCCATCGTCGACTGGCGTACACTATTGAATCTTGATTCGGATCAATGAACCTCACAGTGCTAGTGTCCCACCAAACTTCTCCCACATGATCCTCAAACCACGTGGTACCTTTGAGATTCACTCCCCCAACATTGTATGCGGCTGGATCCACTGCACCAATATAATCAATATTGGCACGAGCGGCACCCAGTATTTTGCCTTGTAATGGGTTGATAAAATCCAAAAACTTTGTTCTTGCGCTGGTAATACTATCATACAAAAACACACTGTTCAACAGACGTATATCAACTGTGGGTTGTTGAATCTGTATCACGGTCCACACTGGCAAATTGTCCGGGTTGTCAAACACAAACACAGCACCAAAATTAGCATCGCTATCGCCGTTGTCATTTTTGGGTGCCCCGGCCATGAGCACTCCTGATGTGTAATTGACAGAGGTACCAAACGTGTCATATGAACTTACCTGGGAGTTGTTGATTTGTTGGCCAAACACAAACTGGCCAGGATTAGTTACTACCAACGAACTACTGGGCAAATAGTCAAATGTATAAATTGCACCACTTTGGATTATCAAAGAGAAGAAAATAGTACTACCAGCATCAAAGAAGGTCGTTCCATCATCAAATTCTGTTTCAAGATATAGACTGCCACGTGGTGCTCCGACCACAAGATTAATAGCTGTGTCGTCAATACTGATAGCACTGCCAAATCCTGCATATTGCACAGCATAAGGACTGGTGATTGTTTGAGTCCATGCAAATGTTTCAAATGCAATAGTCTGGAATGCAGTGCCCACACTACCGGGTGCTATCTGTAATTTGTCATATTCAGGCGCCGCAGCTAGGTTCTTGGTTGATATGGTAAGATGTCCGTGATCATCCACAACTGCTATCACATTAGAAACAGTTGCGTTGATTTGTGCGGCTAAGGTACGATAACTCACCGACGCTGATACTGTGGTTGAATCAACTTGCAACCAATAGGCTGTGTTGGTTAATATTGTAGAAGATGGAGTGTACTGCAGAGAAACATAAATGACAGTTGTGGCGCCGCTGGTGTTATAAACCACTGTGTTTGCATTATAAGCTGTGGCCGAAGACCAAGCTCCTGGCACCACCACGTCTTGATTGTTCACTCGTAGGGTATTACCAGGGGTCAATGTGCCAAATGGGTTGCCGCAGGCCAAGGTGCCATACACACGGCTTTGGTTAACAAAACGTTCAACCACACCACCTTTAAAAGTCTGTTGGCTGCTTTGTGGCGCACCCACATACAAACTGCAATTGTTACTGCACATATCCACAGCCTGGCCAAAGTTTGAAAATTCTGCAACCACATGTTGATCAACTTGCTGTTGCTGTTGGAATTGATTTGTTTCAATTTCAACCACATCTCCAACTTGCAAAGTACCTGCCACTGTGACTATGGCTGCATTTGTTGTGAATGAGTTGTCAGCTCCAATCACGCTATCGGTTTCATTTATGTAAAATTCATTGTTCACTATCACACTGACTGGAGCAGTTGGTGTGCCACCCAACACTGTAAAGTTGGTGTTGGCTGCAGTGGTTGCACAAATAAATTTTTGCACATTGCGATCAAACACATACACTGTGCCTGCTTCAACTTCTCCATCTATAGTGCGATTGGATGTGCCAATCAACACTTGACGACCATCTGTAGAACATGAAACACTTTGTCCAAACCTGTCACCAGCTGTTAATCCACCTGTAACAGAACTGGAATCAATGGTGGCAACATATTCAAAATATCCCTTGGCGTTGACCACAACAATATCAATACTTGTGAGAGCCACGATAAATGTCACTGTGGTTCCTGCAAACGTGTAATCAATATTGGGACGCAACAAATCACCATTTAGAGTGATACTAAATGAATATATGTTGGTAGCAGTAAACAATCCAACTCTGTTTCCATCGTTGTTGATATCATCGTCGAGATTGTAAGTCACTGCTGTGTATGGAATTTGAAAACTGTTATAGCGAGAAAATTCAATCAATGTGGGCACAAGAGCAGTGCCAGTTCCAGAACCTGTACCGGTAGCTATAAATTCAACTCCCACAGTGTTGGCACTGGCACCAATGGCCACAAAGTCTGTTGTTCCCACAGTCAAAATAGAGTATGATTGTCCAGGAACAAAACTGCCTGCTGCAGTCACTCCTGGCGTGGTAAGAAAGGTAACTGTGCTAAAACTTGCATCTATAGTGTAATCAGTAACCACCGTCTGCACTTGACCGTTCAAGGTTACCTTGAGTTGATAGTCATTGTTGATTTGAATTGTGTTGTCAATGGTGTAAACAGTAGTGACCCCATCACCTGTGACTTTGATTACTTGATTTTGCCAATCATGATACCCATAGGCATGTACGCTGTTTAGACCTGGAGCTCCGATATACATCCAACGTTCATCCAAACTCATGGCCACACTGTAGCCAAATTCACCTGCGCCAGTCAACAAAGTGCCATATCCTGCGGGTTGTGTGAGCAACTGCCATTGTGCAAACGGAATAGAATCAGGAACTGCCAACACTGGGTCGCGGAATATCACACATGCGTATCCATTATCAACTTGGCCAGCGGCGCCAAAACTTGCACTGGCCCCTGCTACTGCCCAGTTTTGATTGCCAAAATCCACTGCGTTGCCGTATCCTCTTACTCCTGTTGCATCCAATGTCAGTATAGCATCGCCGTTGCCCAGTGGGCTTACCGGTACATATTGATCACTGAAACTTTTTAAATAAACATAAACAGCGCCTTTTGAAATTCCTGAACTGAATCCATAACGCGGACTACCCACAAAAGCAGCCAATCTGTTTTGAGCTTGTGCTACACTTGCACCATATTGTTCGCTGGCATCCAATAATTCAGGGCTTAATTCTACCACACTTGAGAACACATTGTTTTTTTCCAGCACTTCCCAAAGTGAATATCCATTGTTATCTACCCAAACTTTTGACAGTGGCAATGTATCCAGAGCCAACGGCAACTGAGCAATATCACTGGCTTGTGCTACCCGCGCGGTTTGCAATGTAAGTCCAATTCCTGTGCCATTTGCAACTGCACGATCACTGGTAAATGCAAATGCTATGTTCACAGTGTTGAGATTGGGAACACCAAGCACTTGATACACGCCGTTGATTTCGCTATCAAATCCCTTGATAATCAATTTGTCACCAGTGACCAGTCCATGCTGTCCACTAAAGATTACCCGGCTGGTTCCATTCAAGTTGTCACAAACATGCTGAATTTGTCCTGGTACTGATCGTGCGCGATAAATGTTCCAATCGTAGTCGTTGATCTTGGCCACCCATATACTGGTACCCACCTGGATAGAATCAAGGTTGGCCGCAAGACTTGCAGTGTCTGTGATGTCGAACACCGTGATGTCAACGTCTTCCAGGTTCACATATCCAGCACCAGGTAAGGCTGTGTCAGTGGGTAGTTCGGTTGTGGTTGGTAAAATACTTGTGCTGGTCAAAGCACGGCTTGAGCGCCATACATTTTCTAAAAATATCTGTTGGTCTGCTGCACTTGCTTGTTGTGGTACTGTCACTTGAACCAGGCTTGGGTTGGCGCTGAGTAATGCTCTATCCAATCGTAGTTCAAGGAAACTACGGTTGGCATTGGCTCCGTACACAGCCCGTTGCACAGCCCAATTTTCGTAGATTGAGTAGTCTGCAGATTCTTTTCCAAGATTAGCAGATTTGAATAAATCGGTGGCTTGACGAGTACCTTTGGTTCCCAAAAATTGTCGATACACATTTACTTGACTCACGTCATCAAGATTCAATGCAGCCAGGTACTGTCGAGGTTTGAATCCAATCAATCCATAACTCAAAAGATCGTTGTCTGTCTCAATATTGGCTGAATTTATGTTGTAGCTGTTGGCCAGTTGATCTGCTTTGTTGGCCAGATTAGGCAGTAGTCCAAGTTCAATTTGACTGTAGTCGCTTTGTGTCCAAACGTTGAAGTCAAAGTTAGCACTGGGTTGCACTATGGTCAATGCTGACCAATACACATTTTTGTACTTGACAATTTCACCTTTGCTATAACCACGCAGGCCAGTCCATTCTTGAACATTGTCTTGATTCAAAATAAATCCTGGAGTATCTACACTACCATTCCAGTCATTGGTTGTCACCGCCACCAGCTTCAATCTATTTTGCCGTGCACCAGTAACCGGATCATATATCAGGTCACCAAAGGTGCTCCTATTACTCAACACCAGCATGTGTTCGAAGTTAGTAAATCGCAAATTGACATAACTGATACTTTGAGTACTTAACGGTTGTATAGTAAAGGTATTTCCAAGTCTCACAACATTAAGTGTTCGTGTTGGTATCTCATTTGAGTTCTGATCCAACAACAAATTTTCACTTGTTTCAGTCACAATGCTGTCAACCACCGCGCCAGCACGAGTCACAGTAAGCCCACCGGCCAACGGATTCAAATTGATAAGTGAATTGGTTCCCCAACCTTGTTGGCTCCAGTATAAAAATTCATTTACCATTCGTGGCCAGTCCAACACATATCCATTTACCTGATCTGTGAATGTCAATCCTTGATCTTCTAACAATTTACCGTAGCTAAGCAAGAAATCACTCACCGCGGTTTCATTTACAAACACAAATCCATAAGGAACCTGCACCACACTGTCAGTATAGAAAGTTGGAACACGCACAGTTATGCCGCCGGAACTGTATTCTTGCAATTTGCCCACCGCTTGACTTTGTAATATTTCAAAATAGGGTTGTGTGGTGCCATATCCAAACACTGCATATCCACCACCGCTGACTTTTTGTACCGCCACACTGCTGTACTTGATTTGATCAAACGGTTGATTTTTGTACAACAATATATTGTAACTTTCATCGGGTATGGTCAAGGTTGTGTTCACACTGTTGGGACTGGATTTTTCAGTCACCAATTTCACATACTGTTTGTCAGAATAACTGGCCATTCTGTAACACAATCTCACGTCTAAACTTTTGAGATCTGCGGTCAACAGATTGGTTGAATCCACACCAGTTTGTCTATTGTAGTCCACAATCCAATTGATATAACTGGCTTTGCTGACTGGAGTTGTCACACCTGTTGATGCATTTAATTCTCCACCATAAACTTCTATACCATTGGCATCCAGTCGGTAGCGATTGTTGTAAAGGTATTGATCGTAATCTGCGTTGAATTTATAAAGATCACGATCAGCAAACAGTGCAAAGAACTTGGCAGGACGAGTAACTGCCAACACATGCATGACAGAAAACGGATATGAAGAACTGTTCCACCAGGAAGCTTCAACTGGTCCACCATCACCAATGGCCCAACTCTTTTGATATTTTGCGTTGAGACTCTGATTCAACACAGAACCGCCCACCACACTGTTTTGGGGGCTGAGTAATTCTCCTTCACCACCGGTGGGTATGACTGAAGTCAATCCAGGTCTTGCATAGTTGGGCTTGTAATAAGGAGCCACAGGATCTGCCACAAGACCGGCTTCTAAATCATCCCATAGTACCAAGTTGTCTTGAGTGTACGGAGCTGGACCATAGCTATCCTGCCACCAGGTGGGCTCTATGGAGAATCCCAGCATTTCCCAAGGAGCATAACTTGGCTGTTGAGTGTCGTAAAAATAGCGATATATGCCGCGCCAGGCACCCAGTAGATTTTCATTGTTGAGTCGATTGGTGGTATTGCTATAATTCCAGGTAAACTCATTTGTGGCACTGAATGTTTGTTCTTTGAAGTTTAATTTGTTCCAGCCAAGATAACTCAAGAGATCTGTACCAAAGATGGTATTGATTTCTTCAAAGGTATATCCTGTGTCGCGGAATTGTCCTGGCAAAACATTTTCTATAGTGAGTGGTACTGGATTATCATCTTGTTTGATGTTGTTGTAGATTCTTGTTTCAAACTCCAACAACACTTGATCTCTGATGTCTCCAAATACCGGAGTTTGGCTTCCATCATGTCCGATAATAAATTCACCGGTTCCGTTTGAAGTTACCAAGATTGTGATTTCTGGTTCGTATTTTGGATACAGTCCCATTTTGCTGGGGGTGTTGGGCACAAAATTGCCGTAAGTGGCACTGTATTCGTTGATTGTTACTACATCGCCACTGGCAAGCGAGTCCAATATGGTCAATCGTGGGCCGTCAGTGGCCACAACATAATCTCGATCTCTAACCAAAATATCATTATTCAGATATACACAAAGTCCAAGATAATTTGCTGATGCGTAATTGTATGTCTGCACAGTGTCAAATGTGGCTATTGTGGTAAATCCCACAGTGTAACTGTTGCTGTACGCAGTGATACCTTGTGGCAACATGTCACTCCAGTAAAACGGTTGACTTTCCAATTTGCCCAACGTGATGTCTTGAATGGCCTGATCAAGAATAGTGGCTGTGGTTTTGAATGCAATGTTATTTTGAGTCAACACTGCGTCCAACATTTGAGCTTTGAATTTGATATATTCTCTACTGTTGTATTGTAATGATGCAAATATATTGTAACTGTCACTGCGCATGAAATAGCCAGCCAAGGTCAATGGAGAACTCTGTTGCAGGATCTCTTGACCGTAAGGAATAATATTACCAAGATCTCTACTGTTATTTGCACCGTTGATTGGGCCAGTCAACTCCAAAAGATTTTCGCAAATGCTTTGATAATGTGTGCGAATTGTGCCCAGTGTAAATGCTGGACTGTTTTCGTTGAGAGGATTATTTTGTAAATTATCAGGCACCTGATAGAATGCAACTTTGCTGGTTTGATCACTGATCACAAGCACTTCAATGATGTCAGTAGGCACATAAGTGTCGTTCAACACAATGGTCGTACTGTCCGTTCCCACAGTATAGGTATACTTGCTGGGTTGAATAAATTGACTGCCAACATATATTTTTATTACTGGCACCGCAATTGATGTTTGAGCAGTGACCGCGATGTCCAGCAAAAGAGTTTGTTGGGTGTATGTAAATTTAAATTGTTGATAAATTTGTTGTTCAGTGATAGCAGTTTGCCAGCCAAGAAGCTTGGTATATGTGGTACGAGTTTGATATTGTCTTACGGAACCTGAACTGATAGCTGTCACCGTGCTGACATTGTCTGTGGTAAAAGTGAATGTGTCAACATAGAGATTGTTGTTGAACACAATGTCACCCACGTTGTTGATATTCAAATATTGTAATGGGAATTGCAACACTGGATCAAGTATGGTTGTATCACCTACTGCATAACTAAACAATTTGGAACCAACAAAATCTGTAGACTGATACTTGACTGCATCGCCAAAACTCACATCATCTGTGTCGTATATGTCGAACAACGGTGCTTGTTGTACTGAAGTTTTTTGTTGTGCTTGAATCCAGTCAATTCCATCATACCAGAACGTAAATCCAGCACTGGTGTCACCGTTGATACATACTGTTGATTCATCTATCTCAACTGCACCATCTGCTGCTTCGGTCAACACAATAATTGGTTGTGGTATCAACGGTGCAATGGTATCAGGTGTGGCAAAACTGACCACGTAAATTTTGTTGCGTACATCTGCATCTTCATCCGCAGCAAATATAACTCGCGAGCCTTCAACCAAGGTGTAACCGTCAGTTGAATAACTGGTAGCACCTGCCACATTTGAAAATGCATCAGTTTCCACAAAGTCAATAATGTCTACAGCAGCTTTGCCCTGGGTACCCATGTTGTATAACCGTATGTCTTGGCGGAATTGTAAAATTGGTCTACTGGCTCTGGTGTACCTTTCAATTTCAGCGATCTGATTATTGTATTCAGCTGTGGCGTTGATTACATCAATATGAAACCATCTATTGCTTCTTGACCATGCGTTTTGATCGGCACTGGCACGGTTGATAGTTAAGTAATCAGGATCTGCAGGTTCTATCGCAATTGTGCTGTCTGTGTAGTCTGTAGCGTAACTTTCATACACAGTGAAATTTTCAACTGGTAACAATTCAATTGCTGTGCCAACACCACTCACATAATATTCGCGATTGCTGACAGCAATTGCATTCATAGTGCCTGTGCCTGTGGCAAGTGTGACCACAGGACCATTTGGTACTGCACTCACTGTGAATTTGAGGTTGTTTGCTGAAATTGATCTCACATAATAGGTTGTGCCAGCAACCAGGCCACCCAGAGTTGGAGAGAGGAAAATAATAGCTTGTCCCGCATATAAATTGACAGCATCATAATAAGTGATATAGTTTGTACCTGCTTCGGTAGCTGTACATGCAAAGCTGCTGGTGCCGGAACCGAAACTGGAAGGAATCACATCTCCGGTAAATCGTACTTTGAGACCATTGGTAAAGGTCACGCCGTTGGGACTGGTATAAGAATTTTGATCTATAATGTCGTTGATATTAAGATCACTGCTGTTTCCAGGTTCAACAAGAACTATACGTCCAAATATTTCTGCGTTGGTTCCAGATTGATAATATAATGTGTCTTGAACTGCACTCAATAAAGGAACGCTTCTAATTACTCCTGCTGGATCTTTGTACCATTGTGTGTTACTGTACACTGTGCCGTAACTGATTGTCCATTTTTCTAAACTGTTTATTGTGGCTATTTCTGCTAATTGGATATACACAATGCCGCTCACAGTGGTGAGTGTGATTTGATATTTTTGCGTTCTTGCAGGATTGTTGATAAAAATCAGTGTGCGATTGTCCAAGTTAGTGGTTGAATCAATACCACCTGTTGAGGCAATAAAATCAACCAAGGGTTGACCATTGATGTCATCATATGCTAATTCTGTAACCAAGTCAATGGTACCAATGCTGGTGAGATTATAGTAAAAACTTTGTGCGTCCTTGAGAGGAGCATTAAAAACAACAGTTCCAGATGCGGTACCATTGTTGGTCACGCCATACACATCTCTACTGCTGATGTTTGGGGTAGCAGGAACTGTTCCTGCAATTCCTGGAGCAGACTGTATGTAAAATTGGTTGGTTACCTGAAAAGCATAACTGCCCCCTCGCACCAGCGTAACAACAGGATTGTCTCCATTGATGCCTGAAAAATTGTACGAATCACCACTGGTGGTCACAACAAAATTGTCAGTGGTAGGAATGCCAGCAGATGCCACATCTACTGCATCAGGTCCTGCTGGAATCCAATAGTATTGGCTGAAATTAATAAAAGGATCAAAGTCAACAAATGGATCCCAAGAGTAGTATTCACTTGAATACAATCGGTCAGGGCGGTTGCCATCTCCCCCTTGAAATGTCACAGCATCATTCAATCCTGGATATGTGATGACATTTTTGATGGTATCAGTATCAGGCACAAGACTTACCACGCCTGGTTCCAACTGATAGTCGGTTCGTGTTTTTGTGGGCTCAATCACATACTTGTCGTTGGGATCAATACCCGGTCCCACTGTGCGTCCAATAAATCCTTGGGTTTTTCTAAAGTTGGGTTCTTGAATCAGTTGATCAAGTGTGGCTGCCAAAAATTGTTTGTTGGCGTCAGTCTGAAAAATTTCAGGAAGAAAATCTACACTACGAATTGTGGCCATCAATACGATCCTCCGCCACCACCGTAGCCGCCACCACCACCGCCACCTCCGCCATTAGCACTACCATTTGAACTGATACTTGTACTACTACCATCTGCAGCAAAGGTCACTCCACTGCCAGAGGCTGTGCGAAGATTGCTACTGGTTAGTGCTTCTATAACTTCAATGTTGTTGATTGTGGCACCGTTGACAAAGATTTCGCTAGGAGTTGACCGTATTTCATACAAATCACCAAAGAATTTTTGCCTATCCAACGGCACCAAGACCACTGAACTGATAATCGTGCCTAGCTCACGGTGTAGATACGCAGCCAGTTCAGAGAAATAAAATGTATCTCCAAAATTCCATTTGTCAATTGAGAAGTAGGTGTTCATGGCCGCAACCACACTACTTTTGATTTCGCTTGTGCTGGCTGTAGATCCCTGAGCACGAATTACTTTGATGGTACCACGCAGATTGGCATCTGCTTTGATTCCAAACAAGGGTTTAAATATCACCGAATTCAAAATAATATTGTCGCTCAACATTTTGTACTCTTGTAGTCCTTGATATTCAGTTGACAATTGATCAATGGTAGGAACCAAGGGCTCAACTATGGTGCCTGTGGTATCGCGTATCCAGTTCTGATAGGCAGTGTAGTAACTCAATGTTACCACATATAAATCAATGATGTTGGTTGTGCCTGGATCAATTCTTGAAGTCAATGGTGCATTGTGACGATATTGAAAATACAAACTTTGACGACCAATTCTAGCAATCCATTCGTCAGTGACGTTGATTAGGGTTCTGGCTCCAGTCACTGTGATTGACAACTGATAAAATTCTTGAGTGGAATAGGCGTAGAACACTTGACCAGGTGACCAGGCACTTTTTTGTAATTCAATTGCAGCAAGCGTGGCATAGTCGCTGGTAACTATACCAGGCTCTACCAACAGATATCTTTGCAAATTGTCAAAGTCCACTGTTTTCTGTAGATAGATATATTTTTGGGTGGAATTCACCGTTGGGGCTACAATTTCACTAAAGAAGTCTGGATTGTCTGGCACTCCATCGTTGTCGCTGTCACGATATCCTACCAAGACCTGAAAATCGTCAACGTAGCCATCGCTCTCTACTGGTTGTCCTGTAATGGTCATGAAGATATCGCCAGGTAGATGATCTGTAGAATCTGGCTGAGTGTTGACTGCCAGCACATTGATAAAGTCCTTGATCACTGAGCCTGTGCGACTGTCATATATTTGGCCACCATCATAAAAGAAAAACCTTGTGCTCAATACTGATCCAAAATAGTAGGCTAGACCACGGAAGGTGGTTGTATAATTTTGATTTTGCACAACAAATTGTATCAACCATGATGCATCAAGATTGGCACCTGAGCTGTTGCCAGCATATTGTTGGCTCCAAGAGGAATCTTGTGCAAGATTGGTGCTGGTAATTAAATACCATGAGTACGGTGTACCAGTAATATCACCGTCGTTATCATAGCCAAGACCAAAGTTGCGATTCAACAACATCTGTTCAGCAATGCTTTGCTCTATAGCAACAGGTATATCGGTCACAAACAAAGGAATTATTGTGTCAACCAAGGCACCTGTTGGCACAAAATTGTTGAGTGCAACTGGTCCTGCTCCGGAAGGTAAGTTGCCTAATCCATTATTGTAACCCGAGCCTTCAATGCCGATAGGGCTGGCCCAAATTTGCAAAGTTTGATCTGCGGATGTTGGCACTCCTGTTTGTAATTTGTTGTTTTTGTCAAAATATTGACCTGCCGGTGGTACAAATTTTATCAAACTACCCACAGCAACATATTTGAATGCTGTGGTCGTGGTTGGTCCCACTGGAATAGGTGATCCTGTGGGAAATGTTACTGAATACACTGCGTTCTTGAAATAGCCTGTGGTTTCATTGGCCAGAGTGGTGCTTTGTGTCCACGACGCTCCAGTTACCCATGTTGTGCCGCCGTATGTGGGCAATGTGCTGGAAGTAACTCTAGGGAAGTTTTCATAATAAAACTGTCTCATTGTGGCTATACCAACAGCAGGTTGTACCTGATTGGTCACAAAGTCAGCAATTTCGTTACGGTTGGTAAATGTGAACAAAATGGTAGGAAGAATATTTTGTTCCCATAATCCACCATCAGCGCCAAAACTGTTGGTGCTGGAATATTTTCCTGTGTTGTCCACAAGGTCAAGATAACGACTGGTACCAATTGAAGCACGATTTAAGGCCTTGCTTTTTACAATGGAGTTGTATTGTGTGTAAGGAAAGAGATTGTAATCTTCACCGTTGACCATGCGATCTTGTGTGTAGTATCTAGCAGGAGCACGTTGTTTGATTTGATCAATAGTTTCACGTGCTTGGCTATTGCTGACTGGTTGAGTGATACCACAGGTAAATGTTATAGTTTCAAGATTGCCAGCACGACTGATATAACTGATGGGAATAGTCACACTTTGCATTTCTTCAGGATTGATAATGTATTGCAATCCGTTAGAAGCACGTACATAGGCGCGGAATGTGCCCACTGGAATTTCTGAGAACACCCCGTCGCCAAACACCATGGTTATTTGATCGTTTGTGCGTGATGTCACTGAATAGATTGGCCGCAGGGTTGTGCCCACTTGCTCTGCTGCCGCTGAATAAATGTTTTCTGTATATTCCCATTCGCGATTTATATTGCCCACATTGTCGAGCTGGAACAACCAACGGTCTTCGTTGTTGATTCCTTCAATATTGATATTGACTGTGCGGTTGGTGACTTTTTCAGCCAAGTTAAAATCTTGATTTTGTAGAACACCTTGTTTGAACATGAAGAAGTAACCGGTGTTGGCAGACTGAAAACCCAATTGGTCGTTGCGGAACAACACATTGAATGGCCGGTTGGCCTGCGGACTTGGCTCATACAAATATGTTTCACCCACTGAAGTAGATGTCATGGCCTCAAAAGGCATACTTACTCCATCAACTGTGGCAGTGTACGGCACAATAGGCAAGAATCCTGGCACAAGGTTGATACTGTATTCGTTGGTATCCACACCTAAAATAGTTTGTCTATTGCCCGGACGTCCAACTCGTTGTGTGTCTACCAGACTGGCATTGATAATGGCTGTGAATTGTTCTTGCCAGTCTGGATTGGTTTGATCCGCCCAGTTCACTGTGAGATTGGAAAGATTGATACCTTGGTAATCCACAACATTTTCTGTGGTGCTGATTGAAAAAACTTTGAGCAGACCCTGGGCCGCGGTATTACGTTTGGCTGTGTAACTGACCAAGTTGGCCAATCTGACCACACTGTCGCGGCGTTCGGCTGTGTCTAAGTAATTTTCACGAGTGTTGAGATCTGTACGAAAGGCCAGTGCTTGGCCCATGAATGCAATAACATCCAATAAGGCAATGTACTCTGAAGATTCAATGTAATCATTGAATGTTTCAGGATAGTACAGGCGTAAGTAGTCCACAAAACTCTTGCGCAGAGTTTCAAAATCATAACTTTGAAAGTCAGCTTCTCGGTAGGTTTGATAGATCTGTTTCCAGTCCTCAACTCCAAATATTGCCGTTTGTCTTGTGGTTGTTGCCATTATACTGAGCCTCTATTGTTTATTTATGGATTTTAAAAACGGCTTAGTTTATACATAGCTTGCGGATCTTTGTTGTAGATCAAAAAAGATACTGAGACGTTGAGCATCGCTGCTGGGTATGACTTGTAGTTCAATCTCGATCAAAATACCATTGTCCTGTGGATACACCTGTGTGTCACTGATGTATATTCTCGGATCTCCACCGGCCACACGCTGTATTTCGTTTACAATGCCAGTTTGTAATTCTTCCAGTTGATTCTCAAACAAAAAATCCCACAACACAGTGCCATAGGCTGGACGACCGGGCAATTGCCCCTGTCGTATGTTGAATGCGTTCAGTAGATCTCGTTTGATCAGTTCAAAGTCTGTGAGCGTGAACTTTTTGAATTGTCCTTGTGTGTTAAACCCAATGAATGTTTGTGCCATATGATATTTATGGGTGTTTATTCACCCTCTCCTCGTCCTTCAATCTTGAGACTCAATACATACAATCGTTCTTTCTGTTGAGTCAACAATGCCTGTACGGCTTGAATCTTTATGGTAATTGCACCGACTGACAATTCCGTATCTTTGATTATGGCTTGTTCAGAAGTGGGCAAAGCATTATACAATTCAATCAATACGGATCCTTTGGGCACAACATTGATAATATAATTGTTAAGGGCGGCATCACGTTCAGAATTGATTGTGTCATACTGAGCTTGTGTAATAGTTTGTTGATTTTCCAGGGCGGCAATTTTTGGATTTATTGCTTCAAATTTTTGTCCAGCAGGTATAAACAAGTCGTTTAAGAAAGCTGTTGCTTGAGTTGTGTAATCGCTTGCGATGCCTGTGTTGGCCTTGGCAGTATAACTGGGTGTGGGTACTTTTGGATCACCAACAACTCTGGTGCTGGCTGCATCAAGTGTGGCACGATTTACTGTGTCTGACTTGGGCACAGGAATATCTTGTTCTTTAAATGCTGTGGGTATCTTGGTATTGACCAAGTTAACTGCAAATGCACCATCACGCACTGCACTGGAAAAAGCCGCTTGTATAGCGCCTGTTGCGTCGCCAGGAATAGACAGACCTTTAGCAAATGCTTCTGTGTCAGCAATGCTTTTGGCCGCGTTCAGTGCCATGCCTGCAATACCTTGACTTGACAAGTTTTGAACTGGAATGCCTACTGCACCTAGTCCTGCAACACCCTTGGTCATGAGATCCTGTTGTATTTGACTTTGTTTACCAGCATTGGCCAGTAAATCTGTTGCACTCTTGATACCATCTTTGCCAGTCCAGGCGGCCGGACTCTTGGCCACAGTGGCAAACAAACTGGCACCTTGTGCGGCCAGGGCAGCCACGCCTGGTTTGACATAGCCTGCAACCTCCAATTGTTTGAGATCAAATCCAAACGATCCCAGTCCTTTGTCGTTACTGAGAACATTTGAGGCTTGGCCCACTAAGTTCTTTGCTTGTGCTAGTACTCCATTAACTTCTGGCACACTCATGGGGCCAATTCCATTCACAGCACTATCGCCAGTGATACTGCTGGCAACCTTTGTAAAATCAGCAGTATTGATGGGATTTGTTACCGCAAAACCAGTTATGGTTTTGTTGATAGTCTGTATAGAAGACACTGCTGTGCTTCCTTGTATCACAGCTGCACTGACCAAAGGTTGTCCTGCGTTTCCGGCACCGGATATCTTTGATATTGCGCCAGATATGGCTGACACAGCAGGACCCACTGCCGCGGTCAATCCTGCCGCTGTTGCGGCCAAAGATCCACCAAGTGCCCCGCCAGCCGCTCCAAGTGCAGTGCTGATTGATCCTATAGAAGCAACGCTACCAACGTTGTCAAGAGCGCCTGCCAGTCCACTTTGAGCCTGAGACAATGCTCCTTGTGCAGAGGCAAGACCATCAGCAGCTTGTGAAGCTGCAGAGAGACTGTCACCTGGCTGAAACCCCACTAAACTACCTGTTGTGTCTTGTTTTTTAAACACAGCTTCGGCTTGTTCTCTGGTGAGACCTTGAGGACCTTTTATACTGAATAATTTGCCGTCACTGCTGGTAAATGAAAATTGTGCCATGTTATTGCGCCTGTATTTCTATGCCTGGAGGAACCGGTACTGCACCAGGTGGCGGACTGGGTTTGCCTTCTTCAAATGCTATCTCAACATCCACACCTTTGTTATGGTACGGATAGGGTTCGTGTGTGGGTGCACGACTCACTGTGCTTTTGAGTGCTTCGGGTTTGACAATCCAGCCACGACTGGTGTCCCATTCAGTATCATCCAACAAAGTCGTGGTCAATGGTTGTGGATTTGCTACTGTGCCGGCTGCAGGACCATTGAGGTCTATACCACCTGCCTGTAGAGCCAGTGCAGATCCTGCACCCCAAGATCCTGATGAACTGTTGAGTGTGAGTGTGCCATCTGCTTTAACGCCAATGGTGTTTTTGCTGTACAAAGTGATATCTTCTTGGGCCCGTACACTTAGAAAAGTGTCTGTATCTAGCTGCATGTCTTGCTTGCTTTTTATTTTGACGAATCTTCCGGCAAACATGTTGATGTCTCGGTCGGCATGTAGATTTATATCACCTTTGGTGCGCACGTTCACAGAGTTGGTGGCATAAACATCCACTGTGCCTTCGACGCCAAACTCAATCCAGGCTTGTCCATTGGCATGCACAATGTAGAAAAAATTTCCCGAATCGTTCATGGTTATCTGGTGACCTTTTGAGGTTCTCAATCTCAACAATGCATTGTTTCCTTCAAGGTCTCCATCGTCCATCACAAGACTGTGACCACCCACTCGACCAATGACCTTGGCGTCATTGGGCTTTATTTCACCTGAATTGAGTTTGGTTCTAATGTCATTGGGTTTCATTCCTCCCGAATATATAGGTATACCAGGAGTGCTGATTCCAAACACTGCGCTTGGACTTTCCCGTTGACTGCTGGAATTGATAGTGCCGCGTTCGGTGTCGTTGATGAGACCCTGTTGTAAAAGAGCCTGTGCCACCACACCTTGCACAGGTTTAACACTGTCAAAGAATCTTGGGCTGTTGAAAAGATCTGTGTTGTTGGTGTTTATTTCTGCTACTGGCAAGCGTGGTGCATTGGCAAAATATGTTTCTTGATTTTGATTTTGCACTTTTGCCTGTGCGCGATCAACTGAGCCAAGAGCCGGAACCATTCTTCCCAGTCCTTGATCTGGTATGGTGCCAATATAGTAACCTTGTGAGCGATCACCATTCACAAACACACACATCACTGTCATGCCCACGTCCGGCGGTGTGAACCACATGCCATAGCTGTTTTGATTGCCCGGATATGTGCCAATGTTGTTGGTATTGGCAGTGCCCGGCAATGGAGTTGATCCATAAAACGGTGGCATGTAACTCACTGTGGTCCAACAACTTTCATCTTGCATGTTGTTTTCAGTTCCTGCAGCAAAGGTATCAATAAACACTCGCAAACGACCGGCACGTGTGGGATCCACAGTGCTCATTACTATGCCGGCAAATGGTCCAAATTCTGCGGGCACACCCCCGCGATCCATTTTGTAATTGCTGGGACGCCCTCGACTGCGTTGTACACTTTCTGCCATTGATTAGCCTCCGTCTGTAGCAATATCTTGATTGCTGGGATTTGTTGAACTTGTGGGATCTCCACTGTCGGCTGGATTGCCATCTTGTAACTGAGACAACTGTAGGTCTGTCAATCCTGGTAGTCCTGCACCAACCCCTGGCAACTTGGGAGGTCCTGAGTTGATTGGTGCCGTGACTGAGATTGTGTTGTCTGCGCCGTCAGTGGCTGCTTGTGGTGGAGCAGCTGGTCTTATGTTCAAGGTTGTGTTGTCATCCAATCCGTTGATGTCCACACCAGTGGTTGCATTACTGGCAGCAAATCTGGCAATGGGTTGTGCGGCCGACGCTTGTTGAGCGCCCAGTATGGCTGCAGTGCCTCCGTCTGTGCTCAATACTGAACGTGGATCTGTGGTGGCTGTGCCTTGTATTCTATTTTGCAACGCAATACCAGTACGACCACCCCCGGCTAATTGATTGGCCGTTGTTCTTGCGCCATTGTTTTGAGCACCAGCACCTGTATTGCTGCCCCGTGCGTCGTCAAGTGAGTCGCTGGTGGTAGAAGATGCACTGGCATTTACTGTGTTCTTTTTGCTGGGCAATGGGAATTGATACAGGGTTCCTTCAATGGTTTGATAAAAAGCACCTTGTCTAAATTCACTCAAGACTTTGACAGCAGTATAAACTCGGCTTTGTATAGGTTCACGTGATTTGTTGGCCACACCTCTATAACCACCGCTGTAGGGATCAGCCACACCTGTGGCAAGATCATAGTCTTCAGGACGTTGCCAAACAATTTCAAACAACACATCTCCTGTTTCAAAACTGATACTACCGTCTTCACCAAAACCAGTAACATCTGCCACTTCACTCTCACCAGGTGTGATTTGTTTGAACAAACTGCCTTGTTGTATCCAATCTGGGTCACCAAGAATTTTGATTTTGGCATTGGCCAGGTCACCGGGACTGAACAAATAGTCTGCTGCATTTGCGGCTGTTTCGTTGAGTCTTGTGTCTAAGGAACCTTGAGTGCTTTGACCACTGGTCACAGCATAGTTGTATTTGGCAATATCTCGTAGGCTTGCAGTGGCCAATTCGCGTATGCGGGCTGCGCCACTATTTTTGGGATCACTGCCACTCACAGTGATACTATACAAGGCATTCAATGTTTCTTGGTATTCTACCACAGCAGTATTTTGTCCTGTGAACCAGTAGGGATAACTTTTGTGTACTCCTGCAAATCTACTGGGAGGAAAATATTTGCTGTTGAAGTTTTGCAGTCTATAGGGCTTGATAGTATAGGTGATGTCAAACGCATGGTCATTGCGTTTGGGATCGATGCCACCGGGTCTTGGTTCAGCGTTCATTATGATGTTGAACCAGCTCATGGGCGAATTTCTTTTGTCTGGGTTTGCGATCTGTAGGCCGTCGCTGTTTTGTCTCACCAGAGCCTGGCTTGAGATGTAACTGCTGTTGCGAATAGCAAGATCAATGGCCTGTGTAATCATTTGCCCTGCTGTGATACTGAATGTTCTTGTGGCATTGTCCACTGCCTGTTTGTTGGGTTCAATTGCTTCAGGACTGCCACCTTTGCCAGCAGCTGGTGGGCCCATTGCAGTCTGGCGTTGATCAGTCTTGGTATTTGGCAGAGTAACCGTGGCATTTTCAATAGCAGACGCTGGTATCTTTTTACCGTCATACCCTATGCCGTCCACAAATCTAATAAAATATCTGTCGGCTATGTCAAATATTGGTACAGATTGTCCTCCTTGTGGTTTGGTCAGTTCTTCCTGAAACTCTGTTAACGCGGCCATGAGCCCTTGTGTGATGGTTTTTTTACTCGTCGGTGCGGCAATGGCCTTGGGCGGGTTACCTGCTTGCCTGTTGAGTCTGGCAGTTTCAGCGTCACTTTGATCCGGTGACGAATTTTGGGCAGTGGTGGATTGGCCGGGTGTGGCAGCATTAGGCGCTGTTCCAGCATAAACTGCATTGCCACCCAGCAGTTGGCCCAAAGTAGTGCTGGCCAACTGCACATCATGTGGCACAGCACCACGAGCAGTGTATCCTGCAATCAAGAGGCCTTGAGGTACACAATCCCATTCATAACTGACCATTTTGCTGCCAACGCTCCAGTTGATTGAGGCTAGTTTGAACGGTATAAACTTTTCTATTGCAGCGCCACCGCTGGCACGAACCTGCACAGGATTGCCGTCTGCACCTTGACCATAAAATCTTATCACGGCCAGGTAGTCAGCTGCAGTATAGTTGACTTTGCCACTGCCATTTTTCTGCTGCAGGTTGGCCACAGCTGAATATAGATTGTCGATCAAGGTGATACCGTTGGGTTCGTTCACTGTCATTTTCATTGATGCTGTCATGTGACTGGCACCAGTGGCCTTGCCCAATGGGCTGGTATCCAAGGTCAAGGAATCAATGTAGTAGTCGTTGGGAAAGAATGGGTTGCGTCCGCTGTCGCTGGCAGATACGTTTGTAGCGGTGCCCATGTTGTCTTTGGCACCTCCGCGGTTGACTGGCGCACCGCCATCTTGAAATAACAAAAAGTACCCGTCAATTTTTTTTGTTTTGCCACGTAACAGTCTTGTGTATTGATCGGCACTCAGTAGATAAACTGATATTGAATAGGTATAACTGGCAAACTGATCTAGAGGATTTGGTCGAGCTTGTATTTTGAGCGCATTTACTGCGGCATTGGCGGTGGCTTGTACTGTGCTGGTGCTGTTGTTTTTGGCATCGTCAGGAAGTGAGGCCGCTCCAGGACTTGTAATTGTTTTAGCCTGTGCTAATTGTGCTTCTCTTTCTCCGGCATTGCCTTCTGAACTGGCGCCCGCTGCAGGCGCTTGTAATGCCTCTCCATTATTGCTGTCAGGCCCGGTGGCTTGAGTTTGTTCAGTAGTGCGCACAGGTCCATTGGTGCCAGTCTCACCACCGGTGTTGGATGTGACTGTGACATCTGCTGTGCTGGCACTGCTGGTATCAGGTGGTGGCACTATACGACCATTATTAGCAACTTGTGCGGCTGCAGGAGCATTAGGACCCCGGGGTGCGTCATCACTGGCGGCTTGACTGGCAGTGGCTGGAGGCGGAACTTGGATTGCGTTTATTTGTGATTCCAGTGACGCCACTTGTCCAGGAATGGTAGAAACTTCAGCAGTGTATCTTGCCAGTATGGCCTGATTGCTTTGCAAATTTCTATTGAGTGTAGCAAGCCCGTTCTGAGCTATGCGGTATCTTTCCTGTAATCGACGAATTTCTGATTGGAGTTCAGCAGCTGTGGCCATGGGTTAAAACCCCAGGGCTGATTTCAGCGTGGTAATTTTTGGCAAGTAGATCAGAGTGTTTGCGACAAAATCCAAAGGCGGTGCTTGCAAGGTATTGGGATTTCGTTGATAAAATACCCACCACAGGCCTGCTATGCCATACAGGTCATAGGCCAACAGGTCTGGTCTATACTGATAGGTGGCGTTGATGGTGAATGTCAGGTCGTCATCTTCTTTGGGAATGGGTCTGTTGACCATGACATCAAGAAAAAACTGACTGTAGCCAGTTTCAAAATATGGACTGGTTGCATCATAGTTGGCCATTACCAGAATCCTCCTTTGAGTAGGTCACCGTTGGCAAAGCCTTTGAGACTGAACTGTTGGCTCACTTGGCTGCGTGTTTGTACTGGTATCAATGTGATGTCTATTTCCATCTTTGTGGGTACATAACTGGCTGGTACATTGTTGGTCACACTGCCTGCCACTGTGTTGGGTGCCGGTGTTCGTGGCAGGGCACCCTTGCTGAGCCCACCAGGGATGGCATTAAGCAGTCGGTTGAGACCAGCCAGTGCGCCACCTGCTGGCAAGCTCACACCTGACGGGTTGTAACGATTGTTCAAGTTCAGGCCAAAATTGTTGGGGTTGGTAGTTCTTATGTAGTCCACATCATTGGGTAGACTGTAATTAAATGCACTGACCACCACAGGGTGATCTGAAAACTGATAACCTCCATACCCGTTCAATAAACAGATGGGAGGTGGTGTACCACGTTGATCATCTTGACCATAAAACATCTTGGTCACACTGCGGAAAAAATGTATTACTGCCAAGAGATAATTGGCTTCGTCGGTGTCTTGTGCTGTGAAAGTGCCGCGCAGTTGAATATCACCCACTCGAGAATTTTTGTAGAATATACCACGATAGTTTGAGTGTGTCAAATCATACTGCTCGTAGTTGGCCGAATATGTGGTGGTGATATTGGGGGTGTAGGGAAATATTACCCCATCTGTTCCGCCATTGGCTGCCAAGGGTTTCAACACTCCTGCAGGAGTGGCATTGTAAAGGTACTGTGCACCAGGACCAAGGCTCAGTCTCACTCGCCAGTCTTTGTTGCCAGGTTGTTTGAATTGTGCTTGTATGGTGGCCTGTTTTTGGGCTAAATTTTTGGCATTGGCTGTGCGGCTGGCAAGTAGAGTTTCGCCAGCTGCTCCTAGACTTGCGTCTGTTTCACCTCCTGCATCTAGTCTGGCCTGGGCAATAGCTTCTGAATCATTGATATAACCTGTGGTATCCCCTACTGGCCCAGCACTTGCAACTGGCGATATGGGCATGCCAAATTCATCAACTGGATTGCCGGCACTGTCAACAAAGCCGCCTGAACCTTCTGGATCCGAGATTACATCAAACCCTTCACCACGGAATTCTGCCACTGGTTCAGGATTGTCTGTTGTACGCAAACGTTCAAATTCTGCGTCTGTTTCTTCAGCAGACAATCCTGCATCGTTGGCAGTGTCCACGTCCTGTTGACGTTGTGCCACAGCTTCATCCACTCCTCCAAACTCATCAGTTTGTCCTGCAAAAGAGTCTGGCTCAACGTCTGCTGCTTCTTCAGTCAACCGCTGACGATTAAGTTCTTGTTCTTGTTCAAGTCTTGCCGCTTCAAATGGATCTTGTTCTGCATCTACTTCTTGTGGAGCAAAGTCAACTGGTTGTTGATTTTCTAAATCTTGTTCGGCTTCAAGTCTTGACACTTCAAATGGATCCTCGTTGGTGTTAAAATCTTGTGCTTGGTCTACTGCAATTCTGTCTCGTGTGGCAATTTGTTCAGCGTCCGTGACAAAATCAGGTTGTAGGCCGGGATCCACCAGAGCTGCCACCTGGTCTGGTTGTCCACTGTCAGGGTTGCCGCCGCCGGCTGCATATCCATCGGCGTTGGCTTCAATTACCAATTCATTTTCTGCTGTGTTGTCATTGGCCAATCGAATATAATTTTCTTGAGTGGCGTTGTTGGCCAACAGTTGTTCTCTGCGTTGATCTGAAATGTTGGGGTCAGCAAGTTCTTGATTTTGTTCAGCAATAATTTGTTCAGCGTTGGCAATGCCAACCTGATTCCTGGCAATGGCTCCACCTGCCGCATCAATATTCTTGAGATTGGTATTGTTTGAGCCTGGATACAATACTGTGGCATCTGCGGCTGTTTGTTGATCCTGTGCCAGACGTTGGTCGGCAGTTAATGTTCCTGTGCCGTTGTAAAAAGCATCTGCCTGGTCGGCACTGAGTGTGGTTCCAGAATAGGTTGTAGGCGGTACTCCTGCAATGGGCATGCCAACTGAATCCACAGGATCCCCTTGGGCATTCACAAAACCACCATTGCCATCGGGTGTACCAAGTCCAAATCCTTCGCCACCATTGGCTGCATCCACTGCAGCTTTGGACGTGGGAGGCCCAGTCACAGGTGCCACCAATGCGGCCACGCCCGATCCTGTGGTAGCAGCCACAGCAGATGCTGTGGGCTTGGCACCAAATAGTCCGCCTATGGTGTTGCTGAAGTTAGAGAATAAAGAAGTTGCGCCACCGCCAATGATGCCCAATGCTGAGTCTATAGTCGGTACACCTGTTTTGATTGTGCCAAATCCGCTAGTGGCCAACAATGTGCTGCCCGGCAATTGTGGTATACCCAGTCTGGCACGTATGTAAGGATCAGTAGGGTCGGCGCCGCCGATATCTTGCAATTGTGTTGGTGTTAGCCCTGCGTATGGATCAGCAA